AGGGATAGTCGCAGAGTTTACCGCCTGTACATTGGAGCAATCCGAGTACAGGCGGTTTTCGTTATCCGGCAAACGTAAAAGAGCCGGGGCAATGTGGACCTGACCACGTAAAAATAAGGTAGCCATCAAGAAGGAGAACGGGTAATGAAACGGGAAGATTTGAAGAAACTTGAGCTGTCCGACGAAGTTGTCGATGCCATCATGAAACTGCACGGCACGGATATCGAGACCCACAAAACGCAGCTCACTACAGCTACAGCGGAACTCGAAAACCTGAAAAAGCAGATCGCAGATGTCAATGCAGTAATCGAGGGCTTCAAAAAGCTGGACGTGGACGGGATCAAGGCGGCTGCCGACGAATGGAAAACCAAAGCCGAACAGGCTCAGGCAGAAGCAGCCCAACAGATCTCCGGTCTCAAGTTCGACCACGCGCTTGAAAGTGCGCTCAGCGGTGCTAAGGCAAAGAATGTCAAAGCCGTGCGCGCCCTGCTCAATACTGAGCAGTTGAAACTGCAAGACGATGGCTCGATCTTCGGTCTGGAAGAGCAGCTCAAGAAGGTCAAAGAATCCAATGATTACCTGTTCGATGGAGATCAACCTACCCCCAAAATTATTACCGGGGGCAACAATAGACCAATCGTTGGTGATCCGGTGATCCTAGCTGCGAGGAAAGCGGCTGGACTGCCGGTCGAAGGAGAAAAGTAAATGGCAAATTCAATTGATCTGGTTACTAAATTCCAGGCAATTCTCGACGAGATTTACAAACGAGAAGTGCTGACGGCTCGCATGGATTCCATGAGCAAGCCGGTCAATTTTGACAGTGCTCAGGTTGTGAAAGTGTTCAAAACCAGTCTGGTCGGTTTGGGTGACTATTCACGTGCGTCTGGTTTCCCAGCCGGCGATGTGACTGGCACCTGGGAAACCCTGACCCTGTCCAAGGATCGTGGGCGCGCTTTCAGCGTGGATGCGATGGACGATGAAGAATCTTTAGGCATGGCTTTTGGAACCCTGGTGAACGAGTTCATTCGCACCAAGGTAGGTCCGGAAATCGATGCCTATCGTTTCTCAACCTACGCCAGCTGGAGCGGGATCAGCTCTCCGTCCCAGGCTGCACTGGCTGATGCGGCTGCCGTGATTGCAGCCATCGATGTCGGTCAGAAGCAATTAGACGCCGATGAAGTTCCTCCCGAGGGACGGTTGCTGTACCTGGCAGAAGATATTTACCACAAGCTGAAGGGGGCATTGACCCGCAGTTGGGTGAATGAAAGCGGCGTCAATCGCAATATTACGAATTTTGACAATATGCAGGTTGTCATGGTGCCCCAGACCCGCTTCTACAAGGGGGTGACTCTGGATGCTGGTGCGACTTCCAGCGCAGGTGGATACAGCAAAACTGCCACGACCGGGCGTGACCTGAACTTTATGATCATTCATCCGTCAGCAGTTTTGCAAGTTGCCAAGCACAACCCGCTGCGCATCTTTGAGCCGGGAGTAAATCAAACTGCGGATGCCTGGTTGTTTCAGTATCGCATCTACCACGACGCGTTTGTTCTTGAAAGCAAAGTCGATGGTATCTACGCTCACGTCAAGAACTCATAAGGAAGGTCACCATGACCCAACTTAAGTCAGTTCAGATCGCTGGATGGCTGAAAGATGTCAATGACAACTTTGGTGCCCTGGCTCCCATTGACGGTATGAATGGATTGGGCAACTTACGGGTTGCCCGGTTTACATTTGACACTGCCGGACTGGACAGCGCCGGGGCAGTCAACACGGCCATTGGAGCACATGGGGTAGGAGTAACCATCCCGAACAATGCCATTGTTGTGGGTGGCTTCTTCGAGGTCAATACGGCATTCACCACATCGGCGTCTGGTACGCTGGCAATCAGCGTCCAGGGAGCCAACGACATCCAAACCGCAACGATTGTGTCGAGTGCCCCATTTTCATCGATTGGACGCAAGGCAATCGTACCCAAAGCCAATACACCAGAGTCGACATCGATCAAATGTACGGCAGATCGGGAGATCACCTGCACCGTGGCAACTGGGGCGCTGACCGCCGGGAAGCTGACCGGTTACCTGTACTTTGTTGAAGGCGTGGCGTCGGCATAAGGATCTGATATGGCAGTTTACGCGGACTACGCATTTTACACGCAAGAGTACAAAGGAACTGCCATATCTTTTGCCGACTTTGACCACCTGATGCTGCAAGCATCTGCAGTGATCGACCAGGTGACTGCAAATCGAGCGGCGGCAGTTATAACGGCTGATACAGACACAGACAAGATCGCAAAGATCAAGTTGGCCACTTGTGCAGTCGCAGACGAGTTACAGCATCAGGAACAGGGCGGCAAGATCCAATCCGAACGCGTTGGACAGCACTCAGTAACATATGCAGCTGCATCTGCGATCTCAGATGAGGTTAAGATGCAGCGCGCTGCCAAACGCTATCTGGTCTTTACGGACCTGATGTACCGAGGCATTCTGGATGAAGACACCGCATGATGTGACGATCTATCACAAGAGCGTAGTAAACAGCGCCGAAAGCTGGTCCCGTGCCCAGGTCAAAGGTGTGCTGTGGGAAGATCGCAAAGCAGCGAATGTACTCCGTTCTGGGCTATTGGAAGCCGACCGTGTTGCAGTGTATATTCCCCTGGCTCGAGGAGAGCTCAGTATCAAGGGGGGAGATGTGCTGGTGAAGGGATTGGTGGGCGATGCGATCAGCGGCAGTTTTACCATCTCGGATCTGAAACGAAAATATGCTGACGTGGCTACTGTACGCAGTGTAGATCGCATGGACTACGGCAGCCCAGCTTTGCAGCACTATCAGATTGGAGCCAGCTAAATGGCCAGGCCGAGGATCGAGACGCCGCGCGGCAAAGTCATCGTGACGAAAGCAGGCAAGGCTCAACTGCGATTCACATTGGAGTGGCGCAAGGATTTCAAAGCTAAGTGGCAAGGTCGCTACGATGACGCTCAGATGTATGTGGATTCTGAAATCTTGCGACTGTCCGAGCCGCTGACACCGCTGCGCACCGGGATGCTGGTGAAGTCCGGAACATTAGGAACAGATATCGGCTCCGGTGTCGTGCAGTGGATCGCACCCTATGCACGGAAGCAGTACTACTCGCCGCGCAAACCAGGCAGCGAAACCGGCCCACAACGGGGGCCACAGTGGTTCGAGAGGATGAAGGCTAATCACGGGGCAAAAATTCTCGCAGGCGCGCGCCGGATCGCCGGCAGAGGTCAGCGATGAGCATCATCGGCGCCGTTCGGACCTACATCGCTCAGTATACTGAGCTCGAAACGAATGCGCCGGTATGGGTGGGTTTCTTAGGATCAAAGCCCATCGAATACAGTATCGTTCCGCTGACCGGAAACAGGATCGTCGAAAGTTATTTGAACGGCGGAAGTTTGCGGGAATTCCCGTTTGCTTTTCAAAGCATGGAATATACCGCCGACGACTTGGAGCGCCTGGAGAATGCCAGTTTTTACGAAGCCTTCGCCGAATGGCTAGAAACCCAAAGTGCGGCTGGCACATTACCCACTTTAGACGCCGGCAAGCAGCCTGTTTCCATCGAAGCTACCAATTGGGGTTTCCTGTACGAACAGGGTGTAAGCGACACTGGAATTTATCAAATCAATTGCAAACTTGTATACGAACAATCTTAGGAGGTTGTTATGTCAACTACTGTAAAACGAAGTGAGTTCAAGACTTTTTTGAATACCGGCACGTTGGTTACCCCGGTATGGTCCCTGATTGGTGATGGTGTCACTGCCGGGTCGATCGCATATAACCCACAAACGGCAGAAGAGGTCTACATCCATCAGGATTCGGGCAGCACCCAGATCGAATCCTACAAGCCTACCATGGCTATTGAGGCAACCGCCAAAAACGGCGATGCCGCATTCGAATTTATCGATAACCTGCGCAAAACTCGGGCGGTATTGTCCAGCGCCGAAACGGAGATCGTCAACGTTTGGTTGTACGAAACGCCAACTACTGGAGCATACCCGGCGGAAAAACAATCCGTTGCGATCCAGATCGACGAGTTTGGCGGGGAAGGCGGGCAATCGGCCAAGATCAACTACACGATCAACTTCCTGGGCGACCCGGTTGTTGGCACGTTCAATCCTACGACATCAGCCTTTGTCGCCAGCTAATCTGGAGCTGACTTGTGGACAGTATTCGCATTGAAACCGGCGTCAAACGGATCGCGATCAACGACGATCCAGGTCGGGTAATCGAGTTCAATCCGTCCGACATTGCT